GCTTCTTCATTAGATTTACCTGTCATCTTTGCACCTAATCCAGAAGCTGCAGCTGCTGCTGCCATCTGTGCTGCTGTACTCATACCACCAGTAGCTATACCTGCACCAATACTTAATAATGCTGGTAAAGCTGCTTCAAGAAAACGTGAACGACCTTCAGGTAATCCTGTGGCTGGATTAATTGTCATGGTATTACCAGATAATTTATTAAGATTGTTTACTTCATTAGGACTAAGATGAACAAGCATACTATCATTGTCTCTGCCCTTCATTGCCATAAGGTTAGCTAGTCCTGACATAGGTGCATCAGGCATTGCTGTTGTTGGATTTACCATAGGTCTTTGTGCCACGTTTCTACTCCATTAGTTATAGACATTATATCCTGTAATGCCTGTGTTTGCAAAGGTTAGTTAAAATCTACCCATGCTTGTGTTACTGCTGTGCTAACATATCCTTTAAATTTACCTGTACTAGCACTATAAGCTACATCTCCTGCTTGAGGTCTACCAATACTTGTTATAGTTACTACACTATAAATATTAGTAGAAGGTTTATTATTTTCTTCTGCATCTCTTGTTTCTAATTCATTAACTAAATTACCACTCCATGATCTAAGATCATTATAAGTGTCATTCATTTCTTTATTCTTAATATTATATGCTGTTGGTAAGTCTGGGTATCTAGCCATTATTGTTGTCCATCTGGTTTAATATCTAATCTTACAGCACCATATCTCCAATAGGTATTGTCTGTAAAACTAGAAACTTTTACTCTTGCTTGTCTTCCTCTTGCTCTTAAATGTACTTGTTGTGTACCAGAATTAATATTAAATGGTCCTTTCTCTATAAGATTTCCTGCAGGAAACTGTTTAGTAAATAAACTAAATTGTATGTTACCATCATTAATAGTAAAGTCTGGAATCATTCTATCAATAAACATTAACTCATGACCATCTTTAATATCAAAATCAGCAGACTCTAAGTATGCAGTAATAGGTTGTCCATCAGCACTATAGTAATCATCTGGTTCATTATTATAAAGATAAGAATCATTACTTGTAGTTATTGTATTATCATATACAACTCTATCTGCATATGTAGTCCATAATGATTCTCCATATACCCATGTGTTATCACCATAGTTCCACATTACATAACGATTAGGTTCTTCTGAATTACTAGAAGGATATAACCATACTACTTCTTTAAACTCAGAATTAATTCCACCAAATATTTTACTTTGTTGTGAAGTATTAATATCATCATAGATATATCTTCTAACTGTACAATCAAGATTTCTCATTTGACCATCAAAGATAAAGAAGTTATTCTCACCCATCCATACCATACGACCATCAACATTAACAGCTGCATGTTGAGATACTAATCCACAAGCTGTACCTAATTGTCTAAAATTAAATATAAAAGGTGGACCAACAAACTGCATACCATATAAAGCATTATCAGTAAATACACCAATAAGATTTCTAGAACGAACAGCTCCAATAATTTGAGAACCATCTGTTAATATAGTTTCACCAGCAGTTGTAGTTATAGCTGGAGTCCAGTTGTTATAATCTTCTTGATCACTCCAACGAACTAGTAAAGGATTATAAGTACCAGTAGCATATTCATTAGAACCAAAAGATATAAGATGTCTGTCATTAGGAGACACTAGTATTACATTGTTAACACTTGGTGATGCAGTAACAAGGTAAGCTCTTTCAGGTGTAACAGATACATCTGTATCATAATAATAAATACGTCCACCTCTACGTGCCATTACTACATCTTCACCCCATGTATCAAACGACCAATTAGTTGCAGGGAAAGTTATATTAGAAGTAGTTGCAGCTTCATTCCATGCTCTCATTCCTGTGGTAGAAACTCCTGCGTTATATACACCAGCTCCATAACCTAGTCCTTGTATCGCATTCACATTACCAGTAGGTAAAAGGTATCCTACTTCTGCATTACCAATATGAGTAAAAGTTCCTGTTGCTTGAGTACTATTAACAAATTCATAATTATTAACACCTATTACAGAAACAAGACATACTTGATCTTTTAAAGTTATTCCTGCTGTAACTGTAGAACTAACAAAAGTAATCCAATCACCAGTATTTAAATTATGATTATTAGAAGATACTGCTATTGTCACTTCACCAGATACATAATCCATTACTGATACTAAATTAACTGTGCTTACTAAAGGAGTTACATCAATATTTGCATCACCATCATATGAATATACTTTTTGTTCTGTACCAAACATAATATGTTTTGTAGTATCATTATCAGACCATGTAAGTAAATCTCTAGCTATACCATCAAAAGCTGTAGCTACTCTTTTATTATAGCCACGCATATTCTCTGGTCTACCTTCTCTGAAACGTACACGATTACCATCATACCATGAACCTTCTTCGGCATAACGTGTAGACTCTCTATGAAATCCCGGTTTAAAATCTAACTTTGCTGTGACTGAATCATATGCCATTAGTTATTTTTTGCTCCTAAAATTGTACCTGCTGTTATTGCATTAGTTCTTGACCATCCATTAATAGCTACACCTGCTGCTCCCCCAGAACCAGCAGAACTATACATTCCATATGGTGCACTACCACCATTAACTGCATTAATACCAGCACTTCCTAAAGTACCACCATTACCACCAGTTCCACCAAAAGAACTATGAGTATTAATAGTACCAACTCCTGTTCCACCAGTAGTTAAAGTTCCGGGATTACCTGCAGGTCCAGATACATAAGCATTAGCTTGTCCGGGATTCACAGGGCCTCCCTCTCCATAACCAGCTCCACCTCCACCAGATCCTCCTTGGAAACTTCCAGCAAGAGCAAAGGCTTCACCACCATTTCCTCCACCACCTCCGCCACCACCGCCTCCGATGGTTCCGTTGTTAGTAAGATTCATAGTAACACCACTAATAATTTGTATAGCTGGTCCACCCGGTTGTCCATCACTATATCCGGGATCTGGATATGGAATAACTACAGAGAAAGAACCTATAGCACCTTTTCCACCTTTACCTACAATATAAGTTCCAGTATCTAATGTAAGATTAACTTGAGAGTTAGCAGGTAAACCAGTAGTTTCAAATGCATAAGTACTTACAGAACTACTTCTAATAATAGCTGCACTTGATAAAGTTAAATTAGCTATCACACTATCTGTTCCATTCCATCCTTGAGAAGTTGCTTCTGTAGCTGTATCAAAATTATTTGTAGTTCCTGAAAAAGTTTTACTAAATTCAAAGCCTTTGGTAAATCCTTTTACCCATGCACTACCATTCCAATAGTAAATATTTGATACAGATTCCCATGCACTTCCAGTATAGATACTAGCTTCGGAAACTTTCTTCCAAACTCCACCCTCTATTATGTAGAATGATGATGCCATTATGAGAACGCAGTAGTTTTATACCAAAGATCTCCTGTATATAATGTACCTAGAGAACCCGGATCAGTTGCACTTGTTGGTCCTGCTGTTGAAACCAATCGTTGACCTATTGCATTGCCTATCGCTGTACTCCCTGTGGTTGTAATCTTAGTAGATATAACAGCATTATCAATCAAAGCTGTAGTACTAACATATGCACTATCCATTCCTATTTGAGCTCTAGTTGTTGCTGTTGTTGCTTGTGTAATTAAATCAACACCTATATCAGATGCACTTACTGCAAATAAATTCTTAGCTCCAATACCTGTACCATTAGCTGCATGTACATTAGTACCATCACAAATAACAGATCCAATACCACCTTGTGCTATAGATGAACCAGCAGCAGCAACTGTTTTAATTGTTACAGTATATGCACCACTAGTATTATTATAAACCATATAATCTTTTTGAACTTGAGGAATAATAATAGCTACATTAGAAGTTAAAGTACCTGTCACTTCTAAAGTTTTAGTTCGAGATTGATCA